GGATGAGAATAGAGAAGACAATTCTGAGCAATCTGATTTACGATGAGAATTACTGCAGAAAGGTTCTTCCATTTTTAAAGAAAGAGTACTTCCAAGATCGCCAAGAGCGAGCAATTATAGAAGAAATAATCTCTTTCTTTGACAAATTTAACAAACCTATCACAAAAGAAATTCTTTCAATTGAAATCGCGAATAGAAAAGATTTCGGTGACAAAGAACATAAAGAAGTTCAAGATTCTATTCAAGCAATTCAACATGAGGAAATCAATCAAGATTGGTTGATTGAACAGAGCGAGGAGTTTTGTAAGAAGCGAGCAGTTTATAATTCAATCTTACAATCTATCGCTATTATTGAAGGTAAAGATAAACAACATAATGAAGATGCGATTCCTTCCCTGTTATCTGAAGCACTTGGTGTTTGTTTTGATAGCCACGTCGGTCACGACTATCTGGAAGATGGTGATTCTCGTTTCGATTTCTATCATAGGGTTGAAGAGAAAATTGCTTTCGACCTTGACATGTTCAACAAAATCACAAAAGGTGGACTCTCCAAGAAAACATTGAATGTTGCTCTTGCAGGCACTGGCGTTGGTAAGTCGTTGTTCATGTGTCATGTGGCAGCATCTACTTTAATGCAGGGTAAAAATGTATTATACATAACTATGGAGATGGCTGAAGAGAGAATCGCAGAACGTATCGATGCGAATCTTCTCAACCTAACCATGGATGAGTTGAAGGTGGTTGATAAGAACATCTTCGATAATCGCCTCGAGAAGTTGAAAAAGAAAACGCAAGGTAAACTAATTGTCAAAGAGTATCCAACTGCAGGTGCTCATGCTGGTCACTTCCGTGCATTGATTGAAGAACTAAAAGTGAAACGAGAGTTTATTCCAGATATGATTGTCATTGACTATCTGAATATCTGTGCTAGTCAGAGACTTCGTCAGGGAGCGAATGTAAACTCTTATACATATGTAAAGAGCATAGCAGAAGAATTAAGGGGATTGGCTGTAGAATATGCAGTTCCAATTTTGAGTGCAACACAAACAACAAGGTCTGGATTTTCTAATACCGATGTTGGTCTTGAAGATACCTCTGAATCTTTTGGTTTGCCTGCCACGGTAGACTTTATGTTTGCCTTAATCTCGACTGAAGAGTTGGAGCAACTTGGTCAAATTATGGTGAAGCAGTTGAAGAATCGTTATAATGATCCAAGTTATTACAAACGATTCATTATTGGAATTGACCGAGCAAAGATGAAACTGTATGATGTTGAAGTTTCTGCTCAAGAGAATATTTCTGATTCTGGACAAAAAGAGGAAGATGTTCCAGCTTTTGATAAAACGAGTTTTGGCAAACGAACAAGGTCTGAAAGTTTTGAAGGATTTAAATTTTAGGGGTAAACATGACAAAAGTAATTGTATCTGATTTCAAATTGGACTGCGAACATTTAGTTGGTCAGTTCGTAGACGAAAGTCATTATGACCTTCTGGTTGAAGAAGATTGTGATTTTTATGCACCAGCATCAGTTGGCGAAGAAAATAGTGAAGCAAATATTATTTTTAAGTTTCGCAAAAGTTACTTCACTACAGAAGAACAAAATACTGCATATGCAGGATTGCGAGAGGCAGCAGTAGAAACACAAAATCGTGGAATGGCTGCTGGTCCAAAGGCAGGTTCTCTTGGTAATCGCGAATGGGTAACTGAGTATCAATTTGAGATTATGGATCAATTCTTGAACCCAGCTGAGAATCTTTTTGGTGAAGATCCAATCGAAACCATCATGAACAAGTATGGTAAAGATAGATCCAGTCAGCCATCTGCACGTGGGCAAGTATGGTCTATCAATCGAACCAAAGACGAGGGGTTTGAATTTGATTCATGGGTAGAAGAAGTTCGCAAGATGTCTGCTGATGATGCAAAGAAAGAAACGCAGCGTGTGATGAAGCAGCTTGTGTGTCAAACAACATATGCAAACTCTGTATTCTCAGGTATTGCAGGTTACTTCGATCGTTATCCACGTATTCCTTATGGTCGTCCAACAGCATTCACTGAATCGAATCCAGAGAAGTTTCAAATGGCATTCCCATTTCTTCAACACTTGTCTGAGGGATTCAAGGATCTTCTTCCAAATCGCTACAGTAAACAAATTGCTGCTTGCGAAAAGTTAGATCCAAAGTTTGTTATTCCTGGAACACCATTCACAACTGTAACTGTTAACAAGACATTTCGTACTGCTGCACATCGAGATGCTGGAGATTTAAATGAAGGATTTTCTAATCTTACTGTCGTATCTAATAATGGCAAGTACAGCGGTGGTTATCTCGTTTTTCCTGAGTTTCGTGTTGCAGTAAACATTCGTCCAGGAGACTTATTGCTTGTTAATAACCACGAAGGCATCCATGGAAATACTGAAATGGTTGCTGAGGAAGGTGCTGAGCGTATCTCGTTTGTTTGTTACTTCAGAGAGAAAATGCTTGAACTTGGTTCTTGGGATTATGAGATGACCAGAAAGCGTTTTGTTGAAAAGCGTAAGAACAATAAAGAACATCCTGAGTGGCGTCCACTTTGGAATGGTGTTGGTGCTGGTATGTGGGAATCACAAGAGTGGTTTGATTACCTTGAAAACGAACTTGGTAATGAGGTTCTTATGAAGTATCATCCAGAGGCAGTATCTTCTTCTTTAGAAGGATTCTTTTAATGTGCGCTGTCATCGGTATTGCGCTAAAATCTCCAACAAAGGAAGATTTCCAAAAGGTTCGTGATGTATTCCTCGAGTCTAGTATTCGAGGTTTACATGCGACTGGAATGTCATTCCTTCCACATTGGAGTAACAATGTTGTTACAATCAAGCAGGCAATCCCTGCTTCTGAATTTGTAGCAGTGCATTTTCACAATGATAACTTTAAAGATTATCTGAATAAAGATGGCAATCTTTATATGATTGGTCACTGTCGTTATTCAACTAGCGATCTTGAATACAATCAACCAATTGCCAATGACACTCACTCTATTGTCCATAATGGAGTCATTACTCAAGAGATGCCAGAGAACTGGAAAAAACTGTATGGGTATGATTGTGAAACTAAGAATGATAGTGAACTTGTTTTGAAATCAAACAATGCGATTGAAGAATTTCCAGATGCATCAATGGCAGTGTGCGAATTGGACATTTCTAAGAAACTTACCTTTTATAGAAATGGTAAGCGACCAATTTACATGACTGTAGTTGACAATGGTTACTTTGTAACATCAACAGAAAATATCGCACAAAGAGCGAACATCGTTGGATTGACTAGCGAAGTTCCTGCATTAGTGAAATGTGAAGTTGACGAAAACATGGTAATAGAGTATAATAAAACTTCATTGCCAGAAAATTTTAAGGATTTACAGAATGCATTATCCAACTGAAAAATATACTTGGGGTTACGAAATTGAATGGGGTGATATCGATCGTCGTTTGAAAATCCCAGAGCATCTGGGTAAATGGGAATATGCTGAGACCGATATCGTAAATATCCACGAACCCTTTAAGTATATTGCTTGCGATCCTCTAGGTGAAGAGCCATACATGGGTGGTGAGATTAATACAATGCCAACCAAAACATGGCAAGAGCAAGTAGTTCGTATCAATGACTTGCATGACTTCTTTGTGCATCATAGCAATCATCCATCTGCCTCATGCGTCAATCATGGTCACTTGCATGTATTTGTCCCTGGATTGAAGAATGATGTTGATGGGTTGAAGCGACTCGTCAAATACATCAAAGAGAATCAGGATGATGTTATTGAAAACTGCTATCAGTTTTATGAAGCACCACAAATGAAATCTTGTAAAGGTGCTAAGATGTATCTCAAATATGATGGTGGTCGTCCGATGCCAGAATATATGTGTGATAACATTATCAATCTAGCAACAGACTTCGAGCATTTCATCAAACTACACGCAGCTGGTAAAGATGGTGTCTCAATGGGTCGTCCATTCAGATACGCCATCAATACTTACTGTATGAAACATACAGGAACGATCGAGTTCCGTTGCTTTCGTTCAACTACAAAGGTAAACGAGATGGAGTCTCAGTTTAAATTTGCTGAGAAGTTTGTTGATGCTGCATTGAATGGTGGTCCAAGCGTCAAAGAAATCCTAGCTGCAGATGATTACACATTCCCTCCATTTG